ATAAACACTAAATAAAAGAAGACAATAGGACAAGGAGAACATAAAAATGCCACTTTGGGGAAAATCAACTTCAGCCGAGAGTAGGCCTAAATGGTTACCAGACGATTCCAATGCCACAGATGCTAGTGGTGCTCGTGAAGATGCATTCGCTACCACAGGTGGTTGGGCTCTAAAGCCAGGTCAAGGCAACTCAGGCAACGACAACACAAGTGCAACACCAGAAGTAATTGTTGCAATTAGAAACCTATCTAGCACGATGGGTGAATCCAACATTCTATCTGTTGATTGGACAGATAGTTCTACGCTAGCACATGATGGCTCAGCTACATTTGATTTAGTATACACACTAGATGAAATAGCTACAGTTACATCTGCTGCATGGTCAGGTGATAATGTTGTAACTAATAAGGTACATGTAGATGTAAACTGTGTAGGTCCAACAGACATGGCGAGTGATGCCGCAATGAAATTACAATACTACTCAGGATCAGGAACTAATACTCTGACATTCAGAGGAACTATTCCAGCTGCTGCAGTAGCATCAGGTCGTATTTGCGATACGGCTGGTACATTTGCAATGGTAACACATGGTACATCTGCTATCGTAGATGGCAACGGAACTACATGTACATGGGCCGATGCAGATCACGATGGTGGTTCAGCAGGTGCTGGTGTTGATCAGTCAAGTGCAATTTGGGGAACCGATGTATATAGGACTGGTGATAGCTCGAATTATACACTAGAGACCGTATGTGGATCAAGTTCTGGTTCAGCCGCTGTGCTAACTGGTGTATCGTTTGCTGCTTAGTAAAGGATTAAATAATGCCTAAGATTACCGGACTGGGTGCTGCCGCGGCACCTGCAAATACAGATGTTCTGGTGTTGGTATCCAACACTGCTGGGACTGCGAACACCCAGAAGGTAACTGTGAATACATTCTTCAGTAATGTGACAGCAAATGCTAAGTTTGCTAATGCTGAGATCACAGCATTAACTTTAACCACAGCAAACGTACAGTCAATAGCTTTGGGGCATGAATATATCTTTTCTAATGGTGCATTGAGTACAAGTGTTCCGCTATCAATATTACAAGGCGGAACATCTAATGCTGTTGTGACTACATTGGCTAATACAACGGTGTTGGGACAAGTTAAAGTTATTGTAGCTTATCATGTCAACCAAACTACAAGTGTTACAATGGATCAAACACTAGGTTCTGCAGTAACATATACTTTCCAGACAGAAGGTGAGAGTTTATCTTTAATATGGACAGGAGACCACTGGGCGATAACGAGTAGGAGTTCAAATGAAACTGGAAGTAATGTACAAGGAACAATGGACGCCACGTAAATCATAATGCAAGACCTTGATGATTCGAATTTTATATTATACGCCGCAGCAAATTATGATAATCCTCTTTGTTATGATACAGATGAGTTTTATGATGATTTGAAGCGGTTTAAGTACTTGAAGAGATTATTTAATAGATACAGAGAAACAGGTGAACTAAAAGAAAGATTGATAATTAATCATATTATAGTGATATACAATGTATTTGGTCCAGTAGCTGCAACAAGGCTACTGTTTTTTAAGTTAAGTGAGTATCATAGTATGTTGAAGCCATTCTTAATGTTAAATGGAATGATGCCCGACATTGTTGTAGGAATATATGGTAAGAATATACGATCGACAGAAATATCACTTGACTCTGGAATAGTAGAGGCATTAAGGAAATTATAGATGGCGACAGGTGTAGTAGATTTATTTGTAGTATATCAATTTCTTAGAAGGTTGGTGACGCCTTTTAAATCTTGGCCTGCGTACGAAGAAGGTATCATTGATGAAAAAGGCAAGATCCTTATTCCTAAAAATAAAAGGACAACGTACGAACAAAAGAAAGCATTCAAAATATTTGATCTAATGATCCTTAAACTTAAAAGATTATTAGAAAAAATACCATTTGGTAAGTCAATTCTTGGAAGATACGCTGCCGCGTTATGGTTAATTAAAGAGCAAGATAATTGGCAGAGTAAGACAGAAGACGAATTGCTTAATGAGGATATTGATGAACAGTTCTATTCATATATGCGTGAAGCAAAGAATAAAAAATTAGAATCACTACTTGTACAGCTGGAGGATGCTCCTGTAAATGCTACAGGGGCATCAGTTGTAGGAACTGGAGATAATGCTGTTCATTGGAGAAAAAGTAGAAAAAAGCCTGCGGTATCACGAAGATTTAAAACGAGTAGGCTTAACTAATTCTCGGTAAGAAAAGGAGACAGAATGAATTGGGTAACAGATAGAACAAAAGAGCGCACATCATGGGACGGTGCTGCATTGATTGCAGTAGGAGCAGTCGTCCTGTTTTTGGGCCCTTGGGCAACATATGCTGCATACGCGGCCATTGTATGGGGCCTATGGACAATGTGGACAAAGGAGGGCTAATTTAGATAACATCTTAATTTAGTCTATAAAGAATGCCGGTAGTATTCATTTACTATCGGTATTTTTTTGTTTTAACGTGATCTGAAGATAAATATTTGGTAATCGTTACAAAGTATTTCAAATGGAGATAAAATACGAAATTATAGGAGAACGCATGGAAGCCTTAAAAATCATTGGTGATTTAGGCTTTTCCATAGCAGCAGTAATAGGTGGAGGTTTTTTTATAATTTTACTTTTGAAATATATTTTAGAATCTGTTGTTACTAAAACAATAGGTCTTAATGGCATGATTGGTGCCTTAGATAATCGTGTAAAAACTATTAATAATGAAATTGTAAGACTTGATGCTCTGATATGTCATGCATTGGGAGTGAAACCTGATACGCGAAGAATGTCTGCAGCTGATGGAAAAGAGGATACAAGAAAAGACTAATGGAAGATATAGTAAACGCAATCAATCAATATGGTGTACCTACCGTAGCCGCTGTAGGTATGGCATATTTTATATTCTATATTTGGAAATTTGTTACACATACAATTTTGCCATCGTTATCTACTGCTTCGGGCACCTTGATACATTTAATTGATCGTGTTCGAATGTTAGACAATGACATGATTCGGTTGGATCAAAAGATACATACTATAATCGAAATAAAAGAACAGCAGGATAGAAAAAATGAATAAGTTATTAACTCTATTAGCTGTAATGTTAATAAGTAGTAGCGCTGTGTTCGCCGAAGGCATGACACATAAATGGAAATCGCCTTCTTTTAGTGGTATTGGGTTTAGTGCTCATGCCTTGACGATTGAGAACCAAGAGTTTACTCGTAAAGCGGAAATTAAAGCAAAAAGAGAATCTGAAGCAGCTAAAAAGGTATCAGCAGCAAAGAATACAAACTATGCAAAATTTATAGACAACCTAGAGTCAAGAATATTTGCAGAGTTTTCCAAACAATTAACAGATAGTTTATTTGGTGAATCATGTGGATCAACTTATACGACAGCAGTAGTTGAAGGAGTAACAGTAACAACACAAGATACTCCAAACCCAGAAGCAGGAAATACAGATGGTGTTGGTAGTAATTGCACAGGAACATATACATTTAATGATACGACAGTCACATATACAAAAGATGTTGAAAACGACGTAGTAACATTGGATATAGCAGGGCCAGATGGTAGTCAAATTATTACTTTGCCTCTTAACGATTTTCAGTTCTAGTATACTGTTCGGATGTCAAACGATCCCACCTGATCCACCTACATCAACAAGCGAACTGGCATATGAGAAATTAGAAAATGTCAATCCTCCCGTAAGGAAGGTTCCGATAGCTGTCTATTCGTTTAAGGATATGACTGGCCAGAGAAAACCAGGCGATGGTGTAGCATTGATAAGTATGGCAGTTACTCAAGGTGCTCATGTATGGCTTCTACAGTCATTGAAACGTGCTGGTGGTGGTGACTGGTTTATGGTTATAGAACGGATTGGGTTAGACAATCTGTTGAAAGAAAGACAGATTATACGTCAAACGAGAGAGACACATGGTGATAAAGACAAGTTAAAACCTTTACTGTTTGCTGGAGTATTAGTCGAAGGTGGTATTGTAGGATATGATACCAATACTATGACGGGAGGAATTGGAGCTCGATTATTAGGAATTGGAGCCCAAGATGAATATAGAGAAGACAGTGTATCAGTTGGTATAAGAATAGTATCGGTCAGTACAGGTGAGATTTTATTAGCAGTTAGTAGTGAGAAAACTATATTAAGTTCAAGAGTATCTGCTACAGTGTTTAGATTCTTAGACATGGGAACTAAACTACTAGAAATAGAAGCTGGATATACAGAGAATGAATCTGTAACATATGCAGTAAGAAAAGCTATTGATAAAGTTATCATTGATATGATTAAAGAAGGAACAAAAAAAGGACTGTGGGAATTTAAAGAAGTAAAGGATGATCAGAATAAGGAGATAGAAGAATGAATAAAGTAATTCTTGCATTTATAATGTTCTTTATTATGACGAGTGCAAGTTTTGCTGACAGTAATGTTTACATTACTCAATCTGGTGCTAACTTAGATTTAGATATAACCATGGATGGAAATGGAAATGCTATCGGTGCATCAAACGATAGAACATTACTTACTGGTGCCGACTTAGATGTTGACATTGATCTAATTGGTGCTACTAATGTGATAACTGGTGATTTTATTGGAGCTGGTGAATCAGGCTCAGACGATCTAAAAATAAGTCAAACAGGTAGTACTAATACTACTGCGTTAAATGTTGGAGCATCGGCAGCAACGGATGATGTAAAAATCTTAGAAACTAGAGTAGGTAGTAGTGGTGCAACTTCATACATAATTGGTTCATCAGCTACAGTTCAAGATGTTAGTGTTACTGTGGATGTTATTGGTGACGATATTGATATAGCAATTACTGAAAACTCATCTAGTTCTGGATCGGATAAAACAACTGATATTGATATTGGAACAGACAGTGATGATGTTGATATAGTTATTACTCATACTGGTGCAGGTGCACACAAAACAAAACTATTATGCACTGGTTCTTGTGCTGGTAGTGACTTTACAATGTCACAAACAGGAGCAAATAGTACTGATGTTGATTTAACAGTAACTAATGCCACTAGCTCAGATGTTGACATCACTATTACGGACTAAATTATTTGTAGTATTATTAATACTACCCCATTTATCATATGGTGCAACAATTGGTAATGTAGTACTACAAGAAGGCGTTGCATCTGTTGAGAGAAAAGGAGCAGAATCTGATCTTAACCTAAACTCTGACATTATGTTTATGGATAATGTCAAAACTGGTAAAGGGGAAGTTGGTATCACATTTATAGATGATACTAACGTGGCAGTGAGTAGTCAAAGTTCTCTTGTTATAGATGATTTTGTTTATGATCCTAACAGTGCCAAGGGCTCTAAGTTAGTACTTAAAATAGCTCTTGGTACAGTTAGGTATGCAAGTGGTAATATAGCAAAGCTAAACAAACAAAATGTTGACATTCGTACCCCGACCGCCAGAATAGGTGTTCGGGGTACTGCTTTTAGTATGACTGTTGATGAGATAGGCCAATCGCTTATCATATTGCTACCAAATGCCGATGGGACTGTAGGAGAGATATCGGTAGAGTCTGATATAGGTCAAGTGATATTAACTAGAGCGTTCCAAGCAACATCTGTTAGATCAAGAGAGGCTAATCCCACACGACCCAAGATGCTTGACTTGACAGAGAGTATGATTAATAATATGTTAATAATCAAACCACCTAAAGAAAAGACAGAGATAGCATCTGCTGAGGTTAAAGATAAGAAGAAAAAGAATCTAGGAAACTTCTTAGATGAAGCGAAGGAGATTGACAAAAATTGTTTAGAGGAAGAATGTGAAGGTCAAGAAGAAGAGGGCGGGTTTACCAGCTTAGATATTAATCCTTTAGACGTTAGTTTGTTATTAAATGTGCTAGAGGAATTGAACAAAAAATACAAAAAACCAAGTACAGTATTAACAAGAACAATATCTGGTACAGATGGCAGAGTTGCTGGATATAACCCAGATACTTTAGTAACAACTCTTATAGAAGGTGATATAGTACAATTGATTCGAGAGTATGATAGCAGTGTAATAGACATTACTTTAGATAGAGTAGATGGTCACAAAATTAACATAGATCAAAAAGGTAGCGTTGTGCCGGAGATAAGAACAGATGAAGCGGGTTATACTTCTACTATTGATATTACTATTCAGTAGTGTTGCTACTACTGCATATGCTGAAGATGTTCTGATTATACATCAGGGATATGGTAACACTGCCTCTAAATGGAAGAATAGATTAGAGGATGCTGGTCATACTGTAACATCTGTAAATACGAGTAGCTCTAGCTTTCCATCTAGTACCACATCTTACGAACAAATATATGATATTAGATACACTAATACTCATGCTCTAACAACCTCACAAAAGAATGCATATCAGGCCTTACTTGCAAGAGGCGGAACTTTATTTCTTAATACCGAAAATCCTCACTCTAATCATCAAACACGAAACACGGGTATAGCTACTTTTATAACATCTTTAGGTGCTGGAACTGTAACTTATAGCAGTTCTTATGCTGGCAATGGTACACAATGGAATACTACTCATTCATATGTAGATGGCATGAGTGGTACTTTGACTATGCCAGCTGCTGGTACATTCTCAGCACTAGGTAATGGAGATTGGTTGGTAAAGGATGCAGATGGAGATGTAGTAGCAGCAGTATGGTATGGTGAAGATTTAGATAATGCTTATAGTGACGGTATAATTTTTGTATTTACAGATATTAATTATGCATCTCATAGTTCATACTATACAAATAACAACAAAGCATTTATGAATGCATTGCGTACTGCTCTAGCAAGTACATTCAACCAACCAACTAGCGCTGTAACCATATCAGCAGGACAAACTACAAAAAGAACTGCTGCAATGAATGCCAGTATAGAAAATGGTTGTAATGTTTGTATAGTACAATCAGGTGATAATCCCACAATTAATATACAGCAAGATGGTAATAATAATTTTATTGTGGATAAAGATTGGTCTGGGCCTGCTACTTTAACAGGAGACAATCTCGCATTAACTATAAAACAAGGCAACGTAACGACAACTGGTAGTAGTGATGAAAATGGAATAGGATTATATATAAATGGTAACAACACAAATCTAACAATAAATCAAGGCGACCATGCAAACGACCAAGGTGAGCATAAAATGGTAATAGATATTAATGGCGCTTCTAATGTTATGAATCTTACTCAATATGATGGTGGAACATTATCAAAACACTTTTTTGAAGCAGACATAGATGGTGGTAGTAATAACTTCACTGTTACACAAAAAGACAATGGCCAGAAGACAATGTTCTTAGATGTAAATGGAAATAGTAATCAAGGAACCTTTATACAAGAGGACACTGGAACTCACTATCTTGACGTTACATTAGATGCAGACCACGATGTAGATATTACTCAACGTGGTAGTGGTAATCATGGAGCAAGAGTTAACTTAGATGGTCATAGTACTGATTTTGATTTAATTCAACAAGGTAGTAGTGCTCAATATTATAATTTAGACAACACCTGCAGCAATGCTTTAGGCTGTACAATCTCAACAACGCAAGGTACACAATGAAAAAATGGATTATATCATTGGTTGTAATCTTGGTTCTATGTGGAATTCGTTTCACAGATCCTTGGTTTTTAGATATGGTGCGTATGAAAGCACTAGATCAACACCAACGAAATCAAACTCAACAAAGCCTATCCAACCTAGTTACAGTAGAAATCAATAATGAAACTATAAAAAAGAAGGGCCAGTGGCCTTGGGATAGAAATACTCTATCTAACGAAATTCTAAAACTGTATCAAGCAGGCGCAGCTATAGTTGTACTTCCCATTCTATTTGCAGATGATGATCGGTTTGGTAAGGACAGAGCATTAGCAAGAGTTCTAAAGAAGACTCCCACTATTATAGGACAAATACCTACCAACGGAAACGATGACACTGGTATTGTAAGAGGTGTTGCAACAATAGGCAAACCATGGAAAGGTTGGATATATCAATACCCAGGTGCCATTGGACCTATACCTCTACTTGCAAAGAATGCTCATGCTGTAGGTATGATGATAATTGCACCAGAGAAAGATGGCGTGGTTAGACGTATGCCTCTGGTGGTTGCAGTTGGCGATACATTGTATCCATCAATGAGTATGGAAATACTACGAATAGCTGCAGGAGATATATCATACCAAATGAAGACGGGTATTGCTGGTGTCGAGAAGCTACGAATACCTAAATTTAAAATGATTGAAACAGATGCGCATGGTAACATATGGTTGGACTTCAAATGGAAAACACCAGTGTATCCACTACACGAAAAACTTCCAGACCTTAAAGATAAGATCGTAATACTAAGTATGACAGCATCTGGCTTAGATAACCCTGTTTCAACTCCTGTGGGAGTCATACAGTCACATGATCTCATTGGCGCATCTCTTGCTACTATGATGACAGGACGAAACATAACACGTCCATTCTGGACTGATCTTGCCGAACTAACAGTCAGTGGTGTAGGAGCATTAATTCTTACAGTAGTTGTACTTACACTTGCATGGTATTTTGGAGCCATGTTGTTGCCTGTGTTCCTTGTTGGATCATTCTATGGTTCGTCCTATCTATTCACCGAATATAGTTATCTGGTAGATTGGTCTTACCCTGTTATCACCATGTTTGTAGTTTGGGCATTAGCAGCCTTTATGCGGTTCATGGAAGAATATAAACAGAAGATGGAAATTAAGAAACAGTTTGCTGGCTATGCAAGTCCAACTGTCGTTAGATTACTACAAGAAAATCCTTCACTAATCAAGGATGGTATGAAAAAAGAGATTAGTATTTGCTTCTCTGATCTCCGAGGGTTTACTCCATTAGGTGAGAGCTTTGGTGATGATGTCAAAGGACTAACAAACATCATGAATGGATATATGGATGCAATAACGCAACCTATCCTAGACTCTAATGGTATGGTGATTAAATACATTGGTGATGCAAGTATGCATGTCCATAATGCACCTATAGAAGATCCAGACCATCCTAAGAGTGCAGTTAAGACTGGGTTACAAATGTTGGAGGCAGTGGAGAAGTTTAATGATAAAATTGTATCAGAGGGCAAACCACCTATAGGCATGGGAGCTGGTATAAATACTGGACTTGGATACCTTGGAGAAATGGGTAGTACTCTGCGGCACAGTTATGACGTATTAGGAGACTCTGTTTCAACTGCGGCTAGAATTGAAAGTAAGTGTAAAGAGTATGGTTGTCTGTTGTTGGTTGGTGAAGCCACATATGATAGAACCAAAAATGATTTCTTTTACCTAAAGGTTGATGAACTAGCAGTGAAAGGTAAAACTGTTGGCATTCGTATCTATACTGTTCTGTGTGAAATGGAATGGATGATGAATAATACTAATTGGGGTATGGGTGAGAACCAACATGAAAGAATGCATGAATATTATCGTGCTCAACAGTTTGATAATGCCATTCGACTGTGTAATGACTTAATGGATGAATTTGATGGAAGGATGAAGAACTACTATACTATGTGGATCGAGCGTTGTGAATATATGAAGACCCAACCACTTGAGAAAGATTGGAATGGCGTGTTTATTGCAACGACCAAATAGAAAGGTCCCATAGGAGAGCTACCACAATGATTCCGCTTAGTAACTATAATTGGTTTGGCAAGCCACCGTTAAAAGAACAACTTAAAGACATTTTAATGACGACATGGATACTCTTTCTATGTCCTTTACTCGTAGGTGTTACCGCTATTGCTGTGATTTGGGGACTGTCTGTCTTTACAGTCGACTCAAATAAATCAATCCAGTCTTATATATTGCCATGGCATAATGAGATAAAAGATAAATAGTACACGGTGTAGCAACAGAGAAAGGAAGGTGATCTAATGTCTTGCGAGAACCAAGAATGCCTCAGTCCAGCGTGTAAATGCGATCCTTGTGAATGCACAGAAGATGACCCTTGTCCCTGTTGTGTTGGTACCCCGGACTAATTACTGGCATTTTTCTCAATAACTAAATACCGGCGCCCCCGCCGGTATTTTTTATATGAATAGGGATGGACTATGGGATTTAAATTAGCTGCCGTGATGGCTCTTGTCACAGGATTAATACTGGCAGGATTCTATTGGTATTATAATGATACTCAAGAAAAACTAGCTATCTTGCATGAGAATAATGCAAAGCTAGAAACAGCTGCAAAACTTCAAAAACAAGCTATAGAAGAAATGGAACAGCAGGTTGAACTTGTTAACGCGATAGCTAAAACTACATCAGAAGAAATAGCAAAATCCAGAGAGAAGATAGAAGTAATAAACAAAAAGTTTAACAAACAAAGTAAGCTGTTGGGTTCTCGTGACATGGGTAAACTAGCAATAAGTAAACCAAGACCGATAAAAAAGATAGTCAATCGTGGCACTGTGGATATAATGAGGTGCTTTGAAATTGTATCTGGAAAATCATTGACGGAGAAAGAGAAAAATGCGGAAAAGCCAAGTCAACTTAATCGTAGTTGCCCTGATATCGCTAATCCTAATAGGGTGCAGCGCTAACGTAAAACAGATTGAACTGAAGGTTTCTCCTGTTAAACCAATACCTCTTGTTTTGCCTGAGGTAGATAAAATTAACTTAGATGATATAGAGTGGTTTGTAATAACAAAAGGAAACGCCGAAGCAGTTTTTGCAGAGTTAGAGAAGAAGAATTATGATGAAGCATTGTTTGGGTTGACAGATAAAGGATACGAAAACATATCAGTGAATATGGCCAAGATCCTTACTCTGGTACAGCAACAAGAATTGATTATAGGAGCATACAAGAAATATCATGCAAAGCAAAGTGGAGCAATATCACAACACAATAAAGAACAAAGTGAATCGTTGGAAAGACAAAAGAAAGAAAGCAAAAAAAATGATTCAGGAACATCCATTTTTAAAAGACTTCTCCCCTGGGGACCTAAATGACGTAGAGTATGCTAGATATTTCTTTGCTGTGTGTTCTTTTTTAGCTTATGGTGGCGATGAGGTTGCCCACTTGTTTGAGGCAGCAGGTTTCCCACAGCATAAGTTAATCAGTCACGAAGGGGCACAGTGTCACGTAATTTCAAATAGAGAATCAATTGTCTGGATCTTTAGAGGTACAGAGCCTACCCAAAAAAGTGACATATGGGCAGACTTAAAAGCGTGGAAGGTAAAAAGTGAACAGAAGGGATTGTGTAATCCTATGGGCAGTGTTCATGCAGGATTTAAAGAAGAATTAGACAAAATATATGTTGACACAGAAGCAACCATAGCTGATAATAAGAAGAAGCTATACATAACAGGTCACAGCTTGGGTGGTGGAATGGCTACACTTGCTGCTGGAAGACAACAACAAAGATGTGTATATCTTTATACCTATGGTTCTCCGAGAGTAGGTAATAGAGAGTATGGCTTTAATTTCAATGTTAATTGTTTTAGAGTTCAGAATAACAATGACATAGTACCGAGAATGCCACCGTGGATTCTGGGATACAAACACCTTGGAACAAATGTATATATCAATCACTATGGATATATCAGGAAATTGGGTGTATGGCAGACGATGAAAGATAAAATGAGAGGACATATTACTGCTATGCTTAAATTCGAATTTTTTGATGGTATGCGTGATCATGGATCTTCCGCTTATGCTAAATATCTGTGGAGAGAATGGGATTACTCAAGGCAAGTTAAAAAGTGGGAGGGATAGTGGCACAGCGTCCTAATACACTAGAGGTTGAAACAGGTACATTTGAATTTATTGTTGATGGTGAGCTAGTAACATATAACAACTATCTCGAAATACCTGAAGATTTAGATTTCGAACACGTGATTAGGTTCGAAGCTGATCTGCCTGCGCCGGTCGGTGAAATAGCATATGATGAAGAAGGAAATACATCTGAGTGGTCGCCAGGAGTTATATTGAGACATCACACAGATGAGCAACATGATGATTTAGCAGTGTGGAATGTTAGATTGCAGCAGTTAATGGAGAAAGAACGTGCCCGCAGTATGTAGAGGAGCCACTATCGATGCTGATGTTGTTCATTGTTCACAGCCAAGGAGGCTGGCAATGAGTCCAAATGTTCGTGTTAATGGTACTGGAATATCAAGACAGGGTGATGTTAATACATCGCATCTCTTACCAGGCTCTCCTTGTCCAGCTCACCAGGCTGTGATTACAGCTGGTTCATCTACTGTAAGAATTAATGGCCAAGGATGTGGGAGAATTGGTGATCCTATAACTGCATGTACTCAAGTTGCTACAGGCAGTAGCAACGTGTTCGCGGGGGGATAATGGTAGAGCTATTAGATCGCATGTTTGGCGACACACTATGGATTTATACTGGTATCGTTGGTAGTATCTTCGGTGCCCTTTTTATTGCGTATATGAGAGACACACGAATTGGCTTGTGGTTTTATGGTAAGTGGGATTTCGTATTAGATTTTGTTCGCGATCGTTATGGGTGGACTTGGTTCGATCAAGATGTAGATGCATGGAGAAAGGTCAATCCTAATATTGCTAAGAAGATAGACGAAATAGAAACCAGAGTAAAAGAGTTGGAGAAATAAAGTGTCTGAGTTATCAGAGAGGGATCTACTAAAAAGATTGGACATTGCTATTACTAAATTGACAGATGTATCTAATGACATTAAACAAGTACTTGCTGTTCATGAACAGAAGTTTGAGAATCAAGATGGAGTTAATACAGCATACTATGATCAAATAGAAAAACTTCATCAAAGAGTTGGTGATCTTAGAGATGAAATGATGAAGAAGATGACTGCTATAGAAAGGTGGCGATGGATAATGTTGGGAGCCGCTGGTGTAGTAGGATTTTTACTAGCTAACACATCTATCGTTGACTTGTTGAGATAATTAGTATAGAGTAGAAGTATTGATAGTTATAACGCACAAACAAAGGAATTAAAAAATGCGTATTCATAAAAAGATTTGCCACAGTGTGTGCTCATTGCTAGCTATGATGGCACTAGTGGCCCTACCGCAGCCTTCTATCGCGGCTGAGGTAGTTACGGAAGCTCCTGTTAAAATGATTACAGAAATGCTTTACCCCACAGTGATGGTGGATACAGGTAAAGGAGTGGGTTCCGGAACCGTTATTTTTAGTGCCGCGCGGGCACACGAGTCCTGGAAAGATGAAAAGATTTGGTCTCTAGTCTTGACAAACCACCATGTTGTTAAGGATGCAATTTCTATTTCCGAAGATTTTGATCCGAAAAAAGGCAAATCTATTCAAAGTGAAACACGCAGGCCAGTTCATGTTCGAATATGGGACTATAATGATTACAGCACTGCTGTAGGTACTACCGGTAGAGTTGGTCGTATCTTGGCATGGGACAAAAACAGAGACTTAGCACTGCTTCGCTTGGATGATAAAGAAAGAGTGTTAAAGAATATTGCTACGTTCTGGCCAGAAGATGTGGGTGGACCATATCTTTTTCAACAGACCTGGGCAGTAGGAAGTGGTATGGGAAATCCACCCTATCCAACAGAAGGTCTATTGAGTGGAATTGCTGGAAAGGATCAACAAGGACGTCCGTTGTATCTGTCTAGTGCACCTATTATCTTTGGAAATAGTGGTGGTTCTTTATGGGCCCACAGTGCTAAAAGAGATAAGTATGAAATGATCGGAGTTCCTTCTATGGTAGGAGCGTATGGTTGGGGTGTTGCTATCACTCATATTGCATGGTCCAGGCCTATATCTGAAATCAGAGCTTTCCTAAGAGAGAACGAATACGGGTTTGTTGTAGGTGATGAAGACACCGCTAAGAAAGATCCTAAGGACGATGACAAAAAGGACGATGATGACTAATGACCTCCTCCACCATGTGGTGGCATTGGACAGCTTTAATAGTTTACCTAATAATATGTGTTTTTGATTTTATGGTCGTGCCTGTATGGTTCGGTTTTATGAGACCAGATTATCATACTTTTTTAAATGAGGTTAGAATGATTGATGATACTATGGTGCAGTTAGAACTAATGAAGAAGTTGACACAACACCATTCTCCATATACATTACAAATGGGTGGATTGTTCCACCTAGCCTTCGGTGCATTATTGACTGGATCAGCCTTCGGTCTAAAGAAATAAGGAAGATTAAAAGTAATGAAGGATTTGTTATTGAAGTATCAACGTGGCGAAATATCTCATAAAGATCTAAAAGAAGGCCTTTATCCTGACTTAATTCGAGCTCGAGGGAAAAAAGAATCTCGAGACGTTGTCATGTATTCATATAGATGGAATACTCATGAGCATATAAACACTCATGAAATAAATCGTATTATCCATAGTGTTAAGTCATTAAGGAAGTTCAACAAAACAATTCCTATATATTTGTTCTGTAGTGGAACATTTAAGCACCAAGAAGACCTATTGGTAGAAGAATATGGTGTTAAGATAAGACAATTTGAAAAGTTCGATCACGATATGTTGAATTCGTGGTCGATTCACAGATGGTATAATCTCAAATATTTCCATGACCGCACAATGGGTGTAAGAAATCAAGATTATAGTATATTATATGTTGACTCTGACACGATATTCTACGATGATGTACAATATATATTTGATACGTACTGTACTCATGATGTGTATGGTAGAGAGGAAATAGGATTTCGTCACTGTCCAATAACAGGATCAAATAAGAATATCAGATTTAGTCTTGATGTTGTAGATGCTGCGATATATGCATCGGGTGGTCGCTCTCATGTATACAAATATTGTACTGGTGTTATGTTGTTGAATAACAATTTGCATGTGAAGATTACTCATAGAATTAATTGGCTAACCAGGATAATGAAACAATTACAAGAAGGTACTGCAATTAACCCTATGCCTAATCCTAGGATATTAGATCAGTATGGTGTATGGTTATTACTGAGTCGATTGAACACGACATGTGGACTCTTTGGTATTCAAGATGTAACTCACTCCTACTTGGAAGCCAAGCACCAAGAGTATTTTAATCCTGTTGTCCTACACTATACTACCAAGGATGAGCAGGAGTTTGCCAAGTCGAACAAGGAGTATCATAATCTTATTAGAGACACAGAGGACTTGGGCCCAGAGATAGATCCCTATTATTGATATGAGTGAAATATATTATGTGGTTAGATGTCAAATACATAAACCTACTTTCTAACAAGTTACCACAGTTTAAGAAGAAGGATCAGTCTTATAACTTCAGATGTCCTTACTGTGGTGATTCCCAGAAGAACAAGTTTAAGGCTCGCGGGTACATTGTATCCAAGAGTGGAAAATATTTCTACTATTGCCACAACTGTGGTGTAAGTAGGAAATTCTCTGCGTTCCTAGAGGAGCAAGATAAGTCACTTCATGACCAATATAGATTAGAATCAATCGCAGAAAGAGGCCGAGAGAATGTCAAGATTGCCAAAGCCATAGATACAACAACAACTTTAAAATTCGATTTTCCTGAGTACAGAAAAAAGGGTAGCCCCCTCAGAAAACTCAAGAAAATCTCTCAACTTGAATGGGACCATCCAGCTAAGACGTATATCTTAGACAGAAAGATCCCCAACTATTATCACAGTAAGTTGTTTTACTGTGATCATTTTATGGAATGGACCAATACTCTCATTCCGGAAAAATTTAAAAAAGTAGAAGACAGATATGGACCCGAAGATGAGCCTAGAATTATTATTCCATTCATTAATAAGCAGGGCCAGTTCTTTGGATATCAAGGTCGTTCGTTTAGAAAAGATACTAAGTACCAACCTAGTCTCCGATACATAACTATTATGCTCGACGAGTCTAAATCAAAGATATTTGGTTTGGATGACGCAGATAATGGGAAGCCTATTTTTTGTACAGAGGGCCCTTTTGATAGTATGTTTGTTAATAATTGTGTTGCGATGGCTGGTAGTGATGGCTATCCAAAATTTGATGACGTTACAATGATATTTGACAATGAGCCCAGGTCCAAGCAAATTGTTGATAAAATGTTTAAGATTGCAAATGATGGAATAAAAATTGTTGTGTGGCCTAGTCGACTACAGTATAAAGACATAAACGATATGATAGTGGGTGGATTGAACGCAGCAGACGTAAAATTATTGATCGACGAGAATACGTATAGTAAATTAGATGCCATGTTGGCTATTAATACATGGAAGAAATGTTAATAGGAAGGCGATGTCTGTGTCAAAGAATAAATGGGCAACATTAGTTGATAAGATGGGTGACGACCTAACAGTTGTCAATGCTGCTAGAGTAAGTTTTAATAAGAATGTTGATTACAGTGAAGATGAGTATAAGTTTCAACCTATTGCGATGAATGTTCAAGCTAGGACAAAAGTTCCAAAGGTACCACAATTAAGAAAGGAAGACGAACGCCTTGTAAAGTATTTGGCTGAGCATGGGCATTGGAGTCCTTTTAGTCATTGCTTTCTTCAATTCCATATCAAAGCTCCTATATTTGTAGCTCGCCAACTTGTAAAGCATCAAGTTGGTCTGGCATGGAATGAGATATCGAGGCGGTATGTAGATGATGAGCCAGAATTCTATGAGCCTGAAGAGTGGAGACTTGCTGCAGAGAACAAGAAGCAAGGTTCCTCTGATGAAACTGTAGAGTACAGTATTGAGCCGGCTTATATTCACGCGACACAGTGTTATAATAATATGTTAGGCTTAGGTATTGCTCCGGAGATGGCCAGAATGGTTTTACCACAAAGCCTGATGACAGAATGGTATTGGTCAGGATCGTTGTACGCTTTTGCGAGAGTATGTAATTTAAGATGTAAGTCTGATGCGCAAAAAGAGACTCGTTTGGTGTGTGAAGATATATCGAATCAAATAAAAAAACTGTTTCCAGTTAGCTGGAAATATTTAACAGATTTAGCGGAGGAGAAAGAAGTTGCTACAGCAAGTTGAAGCCACACCACAGCAAAAGTTAAATGGTAAATTACCAATTCAAAGCAATTATTTACCTACATTGTACCAGCAATTTATTCATCTGTCTAGATATTCAAGATGGATCCAAGAAGAAGAACGGAGAGAGAGCTGGCCAGAAACAATAGACAGATATGTTGAATTCTTTGAGGATCATCTGCGAGAGAACTACGGATATGAATTAGAACCTAATGTAAAGAAGGAGATCCAGGAAAATATACTGAGTCTTCAAGTTATGCCTTCAATGCGAGCAATGATGACTGCTGGTCCAGCACTGAAGAGAGACAATATAGCTGGATACAACTGTGCATTCATTGCAATCAATAAGATTAAGTCGTTCGATGAAGTGCTATACATATTGATGAATGGAACCGGTGTTGGATTCAGTGTAGAGAGACAGTATGTAAATGATTTGCCATCAGTAGCAGATGAGTTTCATCAAACAGATACATTAATCACTGTAGCAGATAGTCGATTGGGTTGGGCAAAAGCATTGCGTGAGCTAATAGGACTATTATATGTTGGACAAGTTCCTGCATGGGACACATCTAAGGTTCGACCAGCTGGATCAGTATTGAAGACGTTCGGAGGTCGTAGTAGTGGACCAGAGCCATTAGAAGACTTATTTCATTTCTGTATATCTAAATTTAAGGGAGCGATGGGAAGAAAGCTCACGTCGTTAGAATGTCATGATATCATTTGCAAAATCGCCGAAATTGTTGTCGTTGGTGGTGTTCGTCGTAGTGCTCTCATTTCTCTCTCTAATCTTAGTGATGACCGGATGAGGCATGCGAAAGCAGGCCAGTGGTGGGAGAACGAAGGGCAACGAGCATTGTCCAACAATAGTGCATGCTACACAGAGAAGCCAGACATTGGTATCTTTATGGAAGAGTGGGTAGCACTGTATAATAGTAAGTCTGGTGAACGAGGAATATTTAATAGAGAGTCTGCTAAGATGCAAGCAGCTCGTAATGGTAGACGTGATGCAGATAGAGACTTCGGTACGAACCCATGCTCAGAGATTATTCTTAGGACAAATGAGTTTTGTAATTTAACAGAGTGTGTTGTGAAAGAGACAGACACGCTTAAAACATTGAAGAGTAAAATTCGTCTTGCTACGATACTTGGAACATTTCAATCAACACTAACAGAGTTTAAATACATATCAAAGGAATGGAAGGCTAATTGCGAGGAGGAGAGACTGCTAGGTGTTTCAATGACTGGTATTATGGATAACCCATTAACGAATGGAAAAGAGGATGGATTGGATAAGAGACTTAGTGCTCTCCGTGAGATTGCTATTGAAACAAATAAAGAATGGGCAACTAAACTTGGGATCAATCCTTCAGTTGCTATTACATGCGTTAAGCCGAGCGGCACAGTATCTCAGTTGGTTGACTCTGCTTCTGGTATTCATGCCCGTCATAATCCTTATTATATTCGTACAATCCGTGCGGACAAGAAAGACCCTCTCTGCAAAATGATGACCGATGCTGACTTCCCCGTCGAGGATGACATTACGAGGCCTTTGCATACCAGTGTCTTTTCATTCCCTGTCAAATCGCCGGAGAACGCTGTTAATCGTATGGATATGAGTGCTATTGAGCAACTCGAGCTATGGTTGACATATCAGAAGCATTATTGTGAGCACAAGCCATCTGTTACTATATCTGTTAGAGAGAGTGAGTGGATTGAAGTAGGCGCGTGGGTATATGCGAATTGGGAATGGATGAGTGGAGTATCTTTCCTGCCGTTCTCAGACCATACATATAGACAAGCTCCTTATCAAGATATAAATAAGAAGCAATATGAAGAGTTGGAAAAGAGGATGCCTAAGGGAGTTGATTGGATGACTTTGTTGGCTCGGTATGAAAGTACAGATATGACTGAAGGAGCCCAAGAGCTGGCTTGCTCGGCAGGAGGATGTGAGATTGTCTGAAGGTGTTATTGATTATGGTATAGTTCATTCTAAGGCCGCCAAGACAAAGATTACAAAGCTACGTGACTTACAAATAAGAGTTGTAAGATACTGGGAAAACGGTAATGTTAAAACCGAAGGTGATTATAATGAAATGCCTGATAAGTTAAAAAACAAGGCACCCGGTACAGAGAGATTCTTCGAGCATACAACAGAAGACGGTACTAAGTTTGGCCTACATAACTGGTATCATGAAAACGGTAACAAATTCAAGTCCATTAACTATACAGATGGATATGAAGATATGACTGGTGCACAGATATGTCATGACAACGGCAGAGTTATGGAGCAAGGTGACATTGTTATGGGTACCCGTGTAGGCAAATGGGAATATTATACAAAAGAAGGTGAGTTGACTCATTATGAACATTATAGCGAAGATGGTAGCACCATTGAAGTCCCGATTTTCGTTGTACCAAGATCGAAAGAGTAATAAAGGAAAGCAAGATATGAATCAAGATGATGAGATAGTGGAAAAGGATTCCTTATCCTGTGAAGTGTGTGGAGCTGTTTGCGAAGTTCAATATCAAGAGGATGATACAGATGGGCACTCCCCTGGTTATTGTCCCTTCTGTGGCCATGAGATGTATGATGAATTGTCTACAGATGACTTCGGCATGGAAGCAAGTGAGCGTGCCGAGTTCGGAGGTGGTGTAGAATGGATAGACGAAGATCAGTAATGTAATTGGAATTGATTATAGTACAACAAGTCCAGCCATAACGATTAAGGTAGATGACGACTACGACGTTTACTACCTAACATCAAAAAAGAAATCGATATGTGAGATTGATCATGAGCAGTTTATGTTCAGAGGATCACTTTTGCCAGACCTATCAGGCATAGACAGATATGCCTACATATCTTCGTGGGCTGTAGATATAATAGACACATATAAAACAGATAAGATTATGTTAGAGGACTATGCATATGCTGCGACCGGCCGTGTTTTTAATATAGGAGAGAATACAGGTATATTGAAATATCGGCTACGTAACAAAGCTAATATCGTATTAGTTACGCCCACAGAAGTCAAAAAGTTTGCTACCGGCAAGGGGAATGCCAAGAAGAGCAATATGCTAGAGGCATTTATTAATAAGACATATGTTGATCCAAGAGAGATACTGGATTACCATGGTGAGAACCCTATATCAGATATTGTGGACAGTTATTTTATATGTAATTATAAGGAGGCCATCGATGGCAAAGCGAACAGGCAAGGGCAGAAGAAAGATAGGCTCTAAGAAGAGAAAAGCTAGGAATAAGAATAGAAATAGGCTTAAAGCGAGATAGATTATGGATATTATAAATATTGTAGACATTGAGAGTTTGATATATGTAGGACGTGAATCATTAGAAATGATGTTCTTGACGTTAATGGTCGTCACTGCAATTGTCGTTGACAAGAAGATACTTGCCTCAGCGATGTTAGGATTGCTGTGTGGACTGTTAGGTGGCTTTGCATTAGGTGAGCTGCTACATGATTATGAAGTTCTGATGTATGCTATGTTGAGTGGATTGATGCTCTACTTGTTCTTCACCAGCGCAAATCTACCAGTACATATCAAGGGACATGTTGATGCTATTGCGAATCGCAATAAGACAAACATGGTAGGTTATCTCGTTATATGGTTCATATACTTTCGCGAAAGCATGGAAGTGTTCACATTCATGTTTCAGCGGTATAATAATACGTGGGAAGGGTGGACAGGTGCAGGTCTAGCAGTAATCATTGTTGCCGGCCTCTATAAGTGGTTGGTACAATATAAGGACACTAAGGCTCTATTTACGATAACACGATATGCATTCCTGGCATTTGCAATATGGTTTGGGTATGAAGCACTAGAGCACGCGTGCATACATGCATGTGATCTCGCATTACATAAGGGAGGAGGCTAGAAATGTTACCAACAGGTGGAACTCCAGTTAAGAAATCTCTAAGGGTTGATATTAATTGTATAAGAGAAGAGTTTGAGGCAACACGTGATAAAGTTCCGTGGCAATCAGGAATGACGTGTATTAATTACAAAGATGAAGATGAACCACACAGGCGTCATACTGGTCTAAGTGCTCCACCGGTAGAAGAAGGATGGCATGAAGGGAGTTTAAAAGAGGGAGCTGCTCATCATCGTAGATACACAAATTATAATCCTGAGTGGGATGGTACATTAATAAAATCAATACTAGAGTACTATGATTGTTTTGCTGGAAGGATTATGTTAAGGAGTCCTTGTACGTGCTATACATGGCATGATGATAGATCCATGACATCAAGTTCTGCTAGTGTAGATGAGGATTTGTCGTTTGAAAGTTTCTATAAGCTCCACATTCCAATATATAGTGATCCTGGCAACTACTTTGCATTTGATAGTGGTCTGTATAGATTAGAGCCTGGTTGGGTTTATATAGTTGATCCGACCCGAGAGCATACATTCTTTAATGCAAGCATGGAGGACAGATATCATATTATGGCTGGCACGGATATGAAAAAAAGAGAGGCTGCTAAGTGGAGCAACAAAGACCGTGGCAAGCCTGCAGGATTTGATTCTATAAAACATGAACTTAATAAAGAATTTTTTATATAAATAGCTTTGTCGACAATATATAACAGGGAAAATCATTATGGCACTTGTTTCGGACAAATATATAACAATACTCGATGATCACTACGGATCACTTGATGTTGATGGATGGATCACTACTCTCAAGACAGACTTCGATAAGTATGTTGCCGGTACTCAACCGGCTGGGTATCCACAATATGATAGCTATGATTCTAGCTACATAGCGACTGATGCAGAAGGTAAGCTCGTAAGACCTAATTTTGTTGATGGAACAAAGAATGTTGCTCATTCTTTAGCAGGTAATCATACTGGTCAAGCATGGTCATTTGCGGACGAAGTTATAGCGAGATTTGAGTTACCAGATGATTCTACTCGGCGGGTTGGGTATATGACAACATTAGCTAATAAAGATACAGGATGGATTGGTATCACGTCTTCCGATCCAAGATCAGCTGGATATACAACTGGTGGGATCGCTTGGTTAGAGTTGGTAATTACCCCTTCGGCTTCGAGGCAAATTAAGTTTAGAGATCAAAT